TTCGGTAAGAAGATCTTCGACAAGATTCTGAATGCTATGCAACCAGAATTCGAAGATGAAGAGCCAATCAATCCTTTTGATTTCTGGGGTGGTGCTAACTTCCGCCTGAAGATTCGTAAGGTTGAAGGTTATTGGAACTATGATAAGTCTGAGTTTGACTCTGCTGCTCCTTTGATGGATGATGACGATGCTCTGGAAACTCTTTGGAAGAAAGAGTATTCCCTGTCAGCAATCGTTGCTCCTGATCAGTTCAAGTCCTATGAGGATCTTGAAAAGCGTCTGAAGTATGTGCTGGGTCAAAAGAATCCTGCTCGTGCTGTCGTTGAGCAAGAAGACGAGTATGAATCCTATGTTCAAACTCCTTCGAAAGAAGACAAAGTGATGGAAGAACTCGAAGCATCTTATCAGAAGAGCAAGCTTGCCCCTTCTCTTCCCAATCTTTCACCTGTGGAAGATGAGGATGAAGATGATGCGATGAAGTATTTCCAGAAACTGGTTGACGAGTGATTATTCAAATAATCTGATATTATCGCCTCTTTTCAAGGTGGAGTTCACGTATTGAGCTCCACCTTTTTTATACTCCATAATATTATCCAAGTCATTAAACAGAACATTCAGATATCTTGCCTTTAGAACATAGATATTTCTCTTATCTTCTTGAATTTGATTCTCATAATCATAATTCGTCACAACATGTCCAATATTTGATTTTGTAACTTCTTGTCCGAGTAAATCATCATAATAAGTGATCGAATATCCAGCATCAACCTGTGTTCCCTTTGGTACAATTATAATACCGTTAGTATTCAAAATTTCTTCAGTTTCGTAGTGGTGAATACCACTGTACAAGGTATCATAATCTCCATACTTTTCCAAAAGATATTTGTCAAAGGTAAACTGAGTCATTGGCCACTCAGTTTGGATGTTTAGAATATTATTTGCTAATAATACCACCCAATCTAGTGTGGAATCTTTGTAAAATTTATATGCAACACTATCTGGTCTTTCGTCACCTACAACTTGATACTTAGTAAAGAATGAAAGATCTCCAAAAATATCTTCACGAATTTTTCCACGCTTAAAAAGATTTTTTACGTTATCATAGTTTGAAATGTAATGTTCGTCTTTGTTGCGACTTACATATTCAAAATTAGGAACTTGACGGAAGTATGGTTTTGACATTTTAGTAACCTATTGTAGTTTTAGCTGCTTCATCATAATCTTCATTAAAGATTGGTTCAAGTTCATTAAACTGAAGAGTCAAACTATATTGAGTCATCGTTGCTTCTTTATCATAAAAAGTAGAATATGATCCATCAGGAGTGTAATCAACAGAACATTGTGTCAAAGAGCAGGTTTTAATTTTATTGATTGATGTATGTTCTTGATTCTCGTTATTTCCATTAATGTACTTTATTCTAAAAACATTTGGTGCTTTTAAGAATAAATCTTGACTTGTTTTGCGAACTGCCATTCCTTTTTTAAAGAAACGAATAATACCCTTGACTTGATTTGCTTCAGCCTCACTTCTTGGTGAAAGTCTGAAACTAAAATTAAATGGTCTAAGTTGGGGACCATTGAATAAAAGTTCTAAGTTTGGGTTTACGACAGCACCAGAGAATCTTGAGAATATATTAGTTCCAACTGCTTTTCCGGCAAACCATTGTTGAAGATATGATTGAATTGCTGGATTATCCTTGAACATGTCTTTAAGTTTAGCGAAATCAGCTTCGGTATATCCAGATTGCTGACCTTTTAATGATAATTGTGCTCCTAACAGTTGAAGTGGGTTGATGGTATCATTTTGCCAATCTACAGAGTTATTATCACTGATTGTTGGTTGAATTGGTAAGTATACTTTACCAAGTATTTTTGTTTCTCCAACACCAAAATTTCTTTGTGCCAGTGAAGGTACACTGGAGTTCAGAAATTGTGATCCTCTTCCAACATATTCAATCATCTCAAATTGAATATAATCTTGTTGATTATTTCCAAGTCCTGTTGGATAAATCCAGCTGCCATAAGAATCTGCAGTTTGTTCTGTAGATCCTGCAATTGATGTATCAAGTGGAGTTGGTTTTTGGTTGCCACCACCACCTCCTCCACCTCCTCCACCTCCTCCACCTCCACCATCAGGATCTGGTTGTGTATTTGCTAACTTTGCAGCTAACTGTGATGCCAATCCTGGTTGAGTTTTTACCGCTGTGTTAATAATTGAGTTTTGTATTGCTTGGTTCAAAACACCATTTGGATCATTTAATGATTGCATTGCTGTTGGACTTAAAACTGGATCTCCTACATTTTTCCCAAAAGGAATGAGTCCTTTATCTGCATCATTTTGAGTATAGTATGTTGGAAAAAATGTTTTTCCTTTATTATCGGTGACCGCAGCATATACATAACCTCCTTGCTTAAACCCATTTCCGTTTATATCACCAGGAGTCCAAACTTCACCTGTACTAGATCTACCGCCACCTTTTGGAGTATAATAAACATAAGTTATTGGTCTTCCTACAACTTTTCCATTATTATCTACTTGATAACGTGTTAATGTTCTAAAGAATAACTGAGTTCCATTTAACTTTGGACCAGTCCCATCGGAATATATTGATTTAGTTGCCATGAGACTTTTTTATCTATTTATTTACAAATTTTGCAAAAGGTAATGACCGTAAATATTCAATCTCATTGTTTCTTACAACATGCATCTTTCCTGCAACTTCTTCCCATGTATAATTGCGCGATTGCCCCCAGTGAAAATTAATTCCTTTGAATCCCCAACGTTCTACAGCAGTCACAGCAATCAATGGGTGCTGATCATATTGAATATTTGGAGTTTTTGATACGTATATAAAGGTATAATATTTGCCAACATCAGGAATAAACTCAGATTCAGTAAAAACTTCAAGAATATTCATCATGATCAGTTCTGCATCTTCAGAACCATCCAATTTCTGTTGAAGTCTTTTAACTCTTGCTGATGTCATTTGATTCCGAGTTCTTCTTCCGTGATGATTTTAAACTCAATCATATGATCCTTACAAAATTCTTCTGCAGCCTTCCACTTCGCTTGATTGGTTGCATAAGTATAAACTTCGTGAATGTATGATTTTGTCGTTCTCGATTTTGGTTTTGGTGGTTCAGTTTGTTTCTTGGGTTTGATCTCAATGATATATTTTTTAATTTGCCCACCACTTTCTTTGACTTTGATGATAAAGTCTGGAAAATAAGTTCTGACCTTTTTTCTTACAGGATCATAATATTTGATACGAATTTCTTCTGATCCCCATGCAATTATATTTTCATTCAAATCGCACCAACGACAAAATACTCTCTCCCAACTACTCCTACAAATGATATTGTTGGGATCACCTTGGTACTTCTTGGGATAGGATGGTTGATAGCGACTCTTAATACTTTCTGCCATTACCCATATACATAATATATCCGGTAAAATATTTATAAATGACTGTAGAAAAGTCAGTACACGCTCATTATCCAATATCAAAATTTAAAGAAAAGGTAATGAGACCTGCTTTGACATCTCATTACCTTTGCTATTTTCCTTTACCAGCGATACCAGTAACAAAAAAAGATAAAGGTGGAGTATTGCAGTTTGCTTCAGACAATAATTCTATCGAGATCATAGATGATCAAGAATATTTAAGTATATCTTGTTGTGAAGCAAGTCTTCCTGGGTTTTCACTTTTAACGCATGAAATTAATAATGATTATACTGGTGTAACTGAAAGACATGCATATCGTCGTGCTTTTGATGATCGAGCCGATTTTACTTTTTATGTCGATAGCAATTACACACCGATAGCTTTTTTCCACGCTTGGTTAAACTATATTGCCGATAGTAAAAGCGATACTCCAGCGCAATTGAATACTTATAATTATAGAATGAGATTTCCAGAGGATTATATGGTTAATGAATTGCAGATCGTCAAGTTTGAGCGTGATTATACAAAATCTGGTGAAACTACTTATAGTGGAACTGAACGAATATATGAAAATGAAAATGATTCTACAATTTCATATAGATTTTTTAATGCATATCCAATTAGTATGAATTCTATGCCAGTTTCTTATGAATCTTCGCAATTACTAAAGTGTACAATATCTTTCACATATTCTAGATATATTTTTGGAAATAAAAGAATTAATGATTAGGATAGCATAAATCAAAATTAACTTGTCAAATGGCAAATAAATAATCATACTCGTCATAATACATTATGCCTTTACCTAAGATTTCTACACCAACATATGAGTTGGAATTGCCATCAACTGGAGAAACAATTCAATATAGACCATTTTTAGTTAGAGAAGAAAAACTTCTTGTTCTTGCACTGGAATCTGAGAACATGAAGGAGATTACAACTGCGATCAAAACAGTTATCAAAAACTGTATTTTATCGAAAGGAATCAAGATTGAAAGTCTCCCTACTTTTGATATTGAATATTTGTTTCTGAATATTCGTGGCAAGTCTGTAGGAGAAGAAATTGAAGTTAATGTTATTTGCCCAGATGATGAAGACATTACAGTTCCTGTTACTATTTCTGTAGACGAAATTCAAGTAGTCAAGAACGAGAAACATACAAACCAAATTAAAGTTGATGATTCAATCATGATGGAAATGAAATATCCATCATTGGATCAGTTCATTAAATCAAACTTTGATTTTTCTGGTGCAAATTTGATGGATCAATCCTTTGATCTTGTTGCCACATGTGTAGATAAAATTTATTCTGATGATGAAGTCTGGACATCTGCAGATGTAACCAAAAAAGAAATCATGGAATTTCTTGAGCAGATGAATTCATCTCAGTTCAAGCAAATTGAAACATTCTTTGAGACGATGCCCAAGTTATCTCACACCGTCAAAGTTACAAATCCAAAGAGTGGTGTTGAAAGCGAAGTAGTTCTGGAGGGTCTTTCCAATTTTTTCGCATAGGCCTGGTTCATATGGACCTGGAATCTTATTATAAATTGAATTTTTCCTTAATGCAGTATCATAAATACTCATTAACGGAGATTGAAAACATGATGCCTTGGGAACGAGACATTTATGTCGCTCTATTACAACAGCATGTAGAAGAAGAAAAACTCAAGCAGCAACAAAATGCGTGATCAATTAGTCAACGAAACTATTGATGCAAGGATTCTAAGACTCGTTGGTCTTGAGGATGTTTTTGATCTGGATTATGAAACTTATCTAGTTCTTTTAAAAGAAGCACAAGTAAAGGGAAAGAATACAATTCCCGCAGAGGAGCAGGCAATTCTTGCAAATGAAAGAAAAAGAATAAGGGGAAAAGTTGGTCGATTTAAAGTTAAATCGAAAACAATCAGAGCAGATAATATAACATCGGTTAGATCGATCGGGCAAAAGTTACTTCCAGCAGCAAAGGGTGTTGGAGCAGAACCACCAATCGTAAAATCTTTGTTGGCAATAAGCAAAACCGTTGAGTCAATTTCTATAAGTCTGACAGATCAAAGTAAAGAGGAGAGTAAAGAGGCAGAAGAAAATAGAAAGGAAGAAGAAAATAAAAAACGTGCAAAGAGAGAAGAGACTTTAGAGTCAAGTGCAAAAAAAGTTATGGCAGCAGCCAAAAAACTTTTTGCACCAGTAAAAGGAATATTTGATTCGATTTTTAATTATTTTTTCTACACCTTATTAGGAAGAGGAGTTACAACTGCACTTGAGTGGTTTGCAAATCCTGCAAATAAAGAAAAAATATCTGCACTTGGCAAATTTGTAAAAGATTGGTGGCCAACATTGCTTGGCACTGCTTTTCTATTTTTAACTCCTCTTAGAGGATTTATAGGAACCACTCTTGGGTTAATTCGCAATCTTGCTTTTAGATTTCCACTTGTAGCAGCAGCTGCAGGAGCTTCAATTGCTGGTGAAATCGGTGATAAAAAACTTCGAGAAATGACTGGCACTGGTTATAGTACATCGATGATTGGATCAACTCCAACACCATTCGGAGCACCCAAAGCAAAAACAAAACCCAAAACTGAAAAAGAAATTAAAGAAAATCAAGAAGCTCCTTATGGAAGAAATCCAGATGGAACTCCTAAACTATTTCCAAGTCTTTTTGCGTCTGGTGGTTTAATCGACTCAAATACTGGTGTAAAAATTTCTGGAGCGGGTCCAGACACACAATTAACAGCATTGCAACCTGGAGAAATTGTAATGAATCGCTCTACTGTAAGAGCAGTGGGAGCAAATAATCTTCTTGGGTTAAACAGAATGTTTGGTGGACCGAATGCAAATCGTCCAAAATTTACTGGCAATATTCAATTTGCTCGGGGGGGCGGTATAGTTGGAGGATTTTTAAACTGGTGGAATAAAGGTAGAAATGTGAGGGTTCAAAATGAGAGTCGTGCAAGTTGGTTTGATTTGATGCGTGATGACCTCAAGCAAAGGGGTCAAAGTGATGCTAATTTTGCAAGAGGATCTAAACCATCATTATTTGGAAGACCTGATAGAGGAGTTTTTTCCCGAGACTTTCTTGATTGGCATCGCACAAAAACGCAAAGAAATCCATTAGGTATTCCAAGACCAAGATATGTCCCAGCAGAAAAAGGTGGAACAGGATCAGCTCCAACTCCTGCAGTTCGTCAAGCATTCGAAAGATTGCCACAATATTTAACCGCTATGTCATTTGGAATGAATATTCATAATATGATGGAACAAAGAAACACTGCAACAAGAGCACGACAATATGGTTATGGAACTGTAGAAGATATGATGGTTGCTCCAGAACGTTACCAAACACCTGTACAATTGGGAAGAAAAACTCCTAAGACATCAACATTATCACCATCTCCAAGATCAAAAACAAACCTCATTACACTTCCTCCAGTTGTACAATCCACATCATCACCAGCACCAAGAGTGGGAGGATCTGAGGTTCCATCATTCTCTGCAATTGCTCCTGGGAACAGAAGATCTGATAATGCTCAAATTTACGGATTAATCCCATAAGAACATGGCAGTTAACGCACAAAAACTATTGCCACCAGCAAAATTGACAGCAGGCGAAAGGATGGCTGCTGCTTATGACAAAAAGATTGATGACTTGCTGAATCTTAAGATTAAAAAGAAACTCATTAATGTAGAGAAGATTGTAAATAAAACAAAAAAAGTCAAAGAAACGACAAGAAAGAAAAAGAAAGTAAGCAAAGAAAATGAAAATAGAAAACTTAAAGAAGAAAGATCGGAAAAGCAAAAACCAGTAGAAACAAAAAAATTAAACTTACCAAATTTACCAAAAACTGGATTTCTTGACAGTGTTCAAAACTTTTTGGGATATACTTTTCTTGGATATTTGTTTACAAACTATAGCGATAATCTTTCTCCATTACAAAAAGTTGTATCTTTATTGCCTGCAGCAATGGATACATTCAGCAAGGTTCTTGTTGGGACTTTAGATTTTTCTTCTGCACTAATTGCTAGCGGTTATAAGGCAAAGGATGAATTATCAAAACAAGTAAAATCTTTGGGTGGCAAAAACGCGCAGAAAACTTTTGATCAATTTACGACTGATTTTAGGGACATGATTAATTCAATCATGACTTTAGGATTGGTTCAACCTAAACAACCAGTTCCACAAAAAACCAATGGTGGGTTAGTTACAAAAATGGCTGTTGGTGGAAATGTTGAAAGAATGGGGAAACCTGTGGGTGGATCAGTTTCTAGGACAGTTCAAAAAGTTGCTACAGTTCGTCAACCAGTTATTTTTAAGCAAAAAACAGATCCAGGAAAAGATATTGGAGGATCTAAAAAAATTGAAAGAATATTCCCCAAATCAATAAATCCACAAAAACCTGGACCACTTAATAGTTTAATAACAACATCTTCAGAATTAAAAAAAGTTCCATTGATTGGATCTTTAATGTCTGCTGCTGTCGATATTGCAATGGGTCAAAAACCTGATAGGAAAATTTACAAAACCTTTGGACAATCCATAGCATATTTAATGGGTCCATCAATTGAAAACCAATCAAATGCTGCTATGGGCAATTTGACAAGTGCTGTTGCAAAAATGGCTTCTGGAGGATCCATACCAGTTAGTAGGCAAATCACCACAAACATGAGTTCTACAGAAAGATTTGTAACACAATTGTCTAATATTTTTCAAATTGCTATAGAAAACAGGTTATCTAGAATATTTTCACAAATTCTAAAAACGAAAAGTGCATCAGATACTATTGAAGATATAGAAAGAGCTGGAGAATATGGGGATATTGAATATGGGCCCTTGCCGCTTGGAATGTCTGAAAAACAAGCATTTTCTACCATTTATGAACTTGCTAAGAAAAATAATGCTTCAATGCCAGAACTTGTTGCCGGAATGGCAATGCACGAATCTGGTTATTTGCGTAGTCCTTTGGCAAAAGAATATAATAATCCATTTGGTCAAACAGGATCTGGGACAAAAGGATCTGTAGTTATTACTGGAAGTGATGGAAAGAAAAGAACATTTGCGGTATATAATAGTTTGGAGGATGCTGTTAAAGTACATGTTAGAGATTGGAATAATGATTCCAAGTTAGGAAAAGGTGCCGGAACGTATCCAAGTGCAGTTGATGGATTAAAGGCAATACTTCCAACATATGCCCCAACGAGTGATGGTAACAACCATTCAAATTATATTAGAAGTGTGTCCAGCATTCTTTCTACAATGGGATTTAATCCAAGAAAGAAAAATCCTAAAGTTGACTTAAGCACAACTGCATTAATACAACAGAGAAGGCCAACAGCAGCAGGAACAATTCCCGGTTCAAGAGCAGTAGATCCTAGAGTTCTGGATCAAAATGAAACTGTACCAGTAGAGGGTAGATTTAGATTAAGAGCAGATGCCGCAAAAGCATATCTTGATATGAAAAGAACAGCGGCATCCGAAGGTGTACGTATAACATTAACATCTGCATGGAGATCTTATCAAGAGCAAAAATATCTTTACGACAATCAAAATAAACCTGGATTTAATCCAGCGGCGGCTCCAGGCACATCAAAGCATGAATTTGGTCTAGCAATTGATGTCGCAAATGGCATACCTTGGGTTACACGACATGGGTCTCGTTTTGGATGGATTGCGACAGTTCCTGGAGAACCATGGCACTTTGAATATAATGGAAGTTATACTCCACAAGCTTCGAGACAAAGAACTCAACGAGTATCATCATCAACAGCAACTCCTACAACTGCTAATATTGCATCTTCAACTCCAAAAGTTTCGGGCACAGCGAATCAAATTGCAATGACACCTGCATATGATGAACCAGATGTGTTGGTAGTTCTTCAAGAAAAAATTGTTATGAAGGAAATTGAAAGCCCAAATATGGGAGCATATTCAGGTTCATCTAACATTGCTTTTCCTGGGGTAAATAGTACCATACCAACATTAGTCGGATGACATATCAATCTGCCAACTCAGCTGCACAAACATCGAATATAACTCGATTTATAATCACTCCAAATCGGGGCAAAGAACTTGATGTCTCCTTAGGATCAGTTCAATTGCAATACTACGAAAGTATCTTAGACAATACTATTCGTTTAACCGCTGCATTAGTGGATAGTGGAACGAGAACTAATGGGGATAATTCTTCGGCACTGGAAATGGGCGACTTGAAACTTACTGGAGGGGAAGAAGTCACTCTTGAAATGAAAGATAATTATCAGCAAACATTGAAGTTTTCTGGCAATACACAACTTCGAATAAAATCAATTCGAGATATTGTTGAAGCAAATGTATCAACTTACATTATTGATTTATGGTCAAAAGAATGTTTGGACAATGAACTCGTGGAAACAAGAGTAACAAAAAGATATGATGGTAAAATTTCAGATTCTATTCGCTCTATATTATCAAATGCTCTAAAAACTCCGAAAACAATTGATGTTGATGAAACAGAGAATCTGTTCAGTTTTCTTGGTCGTTCAGAAAAACCATTTTACAAATGTACATGGCTTGCCAAGAGATCCATTCCAACTGGATTAAAAGGAAAGAGTGCTGGGTACTTATTTTTCGAAACTTCCCAAGGATATAAATTCAGATCAATTGATAAATTGTTCCAAGAAAAATATAAGAGAAAATTAATTTTTACAAGAACTCCATACCTTCCAGAGGGATATGATGCTAAAATATTGGAGTTTTCTTTTGATAGTACGATTGATGTAGAACAGGCATTGGTATCTGGTTCATTGTTTAGAACCGAACTGAGAGCAACAAACTTTTATGATAACAAACCTAGAAGAAACGAAACATCACATACTGCTCAAGAAAATGAAGAAACAATGGGTGGAAAAGAGCATCCTATTATTGCAGCAGATCAAAATCTTCAGGATAAATCCACTCGGGTTGTTGTTCGTTATGATAAAAAAGGTGTTCTTCCACCAGGAAAGAATTTGCAAGAACAACTAACCAAATCAAAAGAAAACGATTATGATATTGATGCGATTATTCGCCAAGCGACAATGAGATATAATCAACTGTTTACACAGAAATTATCGATTACAATACCTGGAGATTTTGGTTTAAATGCTGGAGATTTGGTATACTGCGATTTTCCTGAAATTACAAGAAAAATCATGAAGTCAGTAAGCCAAAGAAAAGGTGGTCTATATATGATAGTAGATTTATCACATTTGATAACGACTAATAAAACTTTTACTAAATTGAATTTAGTAAGAGAGTCTATAGGAAGAAAACCCTTCTGATTTAAAACTATGTCCAAAACACTTCAACAACATATTAATGATGATCGGGATGAATTGGATAATCCCGAAATTAATTCTCAACGTCGTCGTCACATTGAAGATGAACTTGATGCATTAGAGCAGTATCAAGTCAATCATCCAGATGGAGATCATGATCCAACACCATTAGAACTTTATTGCGATACACATCCAGATGCTCTGGAATGTAGAGTATACGACGACTGATGCAAGGAACTTTATTTAATCAAGAAAACGCAGCCCTACAACCAATGTATTTTTGGTTTGGGCAAATTGTTGACGACAAAACTTGGAAAGATAATGAATTAAGAACAAAATGGAATGATCCTCAACAAATTCCTGGTTGGGGATCTAGATTTCGTGTGCGTATTTTTGGACGAGATATTGGAGATGTTGAGAATTCTCGTCTCGATATGGCAGAGTGTATATATCCAGTTACATCAGGTTCTGGTCATGCAGCGAGTTACCAGACCGCAAATTTAAAAAAAGGTGCATATGTTATTGGATTCTATCGTGATGGAATTGATAGAGAAGATCCTGTAATTCTTGGTTGCCTTGGCAATAACGATCAAACACAATTATCCCAAACGATTCCACTTAAACCTTTTGAACCATTTAGTGGATTTGCAGATGGAGAAGGTGTGCCATATTATTCAATTCCTCCTGGAGGATCACCTGCAGTACCAAATCAAAAACCTTGGGAGGCAAACACAGGATCTACCACATTACGCAATAATGTAGCAGATCAGGCTCAAAAAGATGATGGGCAACAAAAAGAACCTATCAAGTCAAAATGTGATCCTGCAGAACTTCAGGGGATTCAGAAAATTCTGAAGCAATTAATTAAAGATATTGAAAACGCTAAGAAGCAAGTTAAAGACTGGAAGAATACTGTTTTAAAACCAATTAATTATAAAGGACAGAAGATGTCCGTGTCTGATTATATTCAGATGAAAATTAATAATGCTTCGAAGGATATTTCCAAATTCTTCAAAGATATTATTGATAAGACTAGAAAATGGACTACGGAAAAGATTAATAATACGATGAAGGATACGTATTATCTTCTTCATCCAAATGAGAGACCAGAATTAAAAGAAAAAATAGAAAAGGCTAACGATACGCTTTCATGTTTATTCAATAAAATTATTTCCAATCTCTTAAAAATGATTGGAAAGGCACTTCTTTCGATGGTAAATCAGGTCATCAATACTGCAGAGTGTTTGCTTAATAATTTTGTTGGTGGATTGCTTGGAAAACTTGTTGGATTAATTTCCTCAGCACTTACAAATATTTTAAGACCGATTGAAGCATTGATTGGTGGTGTATTTGATATTGGAGGAGAACTTTTAAACTTTGTTGGGCAACTACTTGGATTCTTTACTTGTGAGGAAAAACCTTCTTGTGGAAAATTAAAGGAATGGAGTATTTGGGATGGTCCAAGTTCAAATACTACGCTCGACTTTACCAGTCTTTTTAATAAAGTACAAGAGTTTGCTACTACAGGTCAAAAATTAATTGATCCAAATAATTTTAATTTCGATTTAGATTTCTCTGATATTTTCCAAGATAGTTGCAATTTGGGCCCAATTCTTTGCGGTCCCCCATCAGTTGTATTCTATGGTGGCGGCGGTCAAGGAGCAGCAGCAAATGCAATCATCAGTGCAACTGGAGATATTCTTGGAATTGATATTATTTCTTCAGGATTTAATTATGTCAATCCACCTTATGTTCGCTTTGAAGATGCGTGTGGAAAAGGATCTGGTGCAGTTGGAAGAGTAGCAATCGGTCCAGTTTCTCAACAATCAGATGGAACTTATGCTCCAGATTCAAATGGAACAACAAATGGAGTTACTGGAGTTGTAATTGAGCAATCCGGAACAGGGTATTTGTCATCACCAAATGGAGATCTTGGTGGTGATGGAAGAGTATGGGCTACAAGATGCCAGTCAATCATTCATAGAGTCGATGGAACATGGGATACTCCATATGATCCAGGAGAAATTATGAATATTCGTGTTGGTGATATGGTTCAATTGGCAGGACAACCGTCATATGTTGCCACAAAAGATGAATCAATTACTGCAGTTGAATGTCCACCGCAGTCGCAGCAAGTTGGAAACAATTCAATATCAACTCAACCGAGTTCAACTATTGCACAATATCCAGTTGTTCTTTATATGTGTGATGTTGAGATTAGCAATCCTGGTGTATCATATAGTGATTCTGATAAAATTATCGTTTCTCCAGATAATGGTGCTGTATTACAACCACTTTTTGGTCCATTTGGATCACTTGAAGATGTCAAGATCGTATCTTCAGGAATGGGATTCACTGAGAGACCAGAGATTTATATTGAATCTGAAACTGGATATAATGCAAAAATCATTCCTGTATTGTGCGTAAATAGAGTTGGAGATGTTCCAGAAGAAGATCTCATTACATCTATTGGACCAGATGGAGAACCAGTTCGTACACCAGTTTCTCCTTCTTCTTCAGTTGGAGAAAAGATTATTCATGTCATCGATTGTGTCGGTAAAGTATAATGACTAAAGCCAAAAACTATAATACAATTAGATACGGAAATAAAGACGGTGAGATCAAATTTGGACACATTCACAATGATAATGAGGTCTCAGCTTTTATGGTTAGAAGTGGATCCGATACGAGACATTATATGTCTATGGATGCCACAGGTGGAGAAGGTAGAAAAGGTGGGACAATTAATCGCTGCCCAGGATCGTATCAAATCAAATGTGGTGATGATGTAACAAGTGATCCTGAAGATGGAATCCCAGCATTCTTTGTTCAATGTGTTAATGGAGACATTATTTTTAGTGCTACTCGTGGTAGAATTAAGTTCCAAGCAGAAAATATTGAGTTTCTTGCAAGCGGCGCAGACAATAAGAATGGCGTGATTACGCTTCAGTCTAATGAAAAGGTCGAAATCATTTCAAAAAATGTGGAAGTGAATGCAACTTCAGTTGCTAAGTTTTTCTCATCTGGAACATGTAAGGTTGTTGGTAATGCAATCTTAGATTTGTATGGTGGACTGTCTGCTTGTGCAACTGGGGCATCCAAGATTAAGAAGTCTAAATATGGTGGAACTGCAGAAACTGAGAATAATCAATTTGGAGGTTGATAATGCAATTTGATGACGTTGCCGTAGGAAAACGGCTCTTTGTTGGTGAAGGAAAACCCGAAGTTTTAGGAAGAGGTCCAACAGAAATTCGTGGGTCTTCCTATATTGAAGGACCAGCGATTATTGGAACACCACCACCAGTTTTAACTGCGACGCTGATGGTGGGTCCAGCATCAAACACAGATTTGCTTACTCCACCGATTGTTCCTGGTGCATTATGCACTGGAGTTAACAATCCATACAGTCTCGCAATCGATGGACCTTCTGCATTTTTAGGTGTTGTAGATACTTCCAATAATGTAAACGTTGGAAATAATCTAGTGGCTCAGGGTGAAGTAATGTCTCGTTGCGGAACTCATATTCTTTCTGCAAAAAAGAATTTTGATATTCCACATCCATCAAAAGAAGGGTGGAGACTGAGACACACATGTCCCGAAGCACCATACAATGATGTCTATGTTCGTGGAAGAGTTACAAATAAATTTGTCATCGATTTGCCAGAATATTGGAAAGATTTTGTAGACTTTAAAACAATTTCCGTACAATTAACACCAATTGGAGCACATCAAAATATTATTGTAAAAAGAATTGATGAAGATGCGATTCATTTACAATCAAATGGTGGAATACCTATTGATTGTTTCTATCATATTTTTGCAGAAAGAAAGGATGGCGAAGCATTAATTGCAGAATATGAAGGAAAAAGCCCAGCAGATTATCCTGGAGACAACGATCAATATTCTATTTCTGGTTATCACTATGATGTGAAGGAGGGATGATGGAAGAATTAGTAAGTAAAAAAATCGGAAACAAAAGTTGTGGAGGATCAACGTCAGGAACTCAAGATCCTGCGTTAGATTGGATTGCAAAGGGCACTACAGGAGATACTGACTATCCTGTAGATGCATGTGAGCGTTATGTTCATGGTGGAGCTCAGATCAATACGATTCAGGTTAACACTGCAATCACTGGCAGTCCTACATGTACACTGGGAACAGTAAATGCAACAACTGTTACAGCAAATGAAGTTACTGCAAGTGGCATCACACTCACGTCTAGAAAAGCATTTGATATTCAACATCCGACCAAAGAAGGGTGGAGATTGCGCCATATTTGTTTAGAGGGCCCAGAGTCAGCGGTTTATTATCGTGGAAAGATGAAAAATACAAATGTCATTCATCTTCCAGACTATTGGTTTGCCTTAGTTGATCCTGAATCAATTACAATTAATTTGACACCAATTGGGGTATATCAAGAACTATATGTTGAAAAAATTTCTTGGGGTAAGAACATTATTGTCAAGAATAGAGAGGGTGGACCAATATCCTGCCATTATGTGATCTATGGTGAGAGAATTGATGGTGAGAAACTCATCGTGGAATATGAGGGTGACCAGTACCCTGGCGATAATTCTCAATATTCCATCAACAAATAGACTTGACAGGTCGTAGAGCCAGTCCTATAATAGCCAAGTAATCAATCGGTTCCAAATGAAAGACGAATTCCTGTCACGCTGCGTTGTGGATCCGGTAAAACGTACAGTGTATCTGTACTCCACCGAAGGATCCGAAAAAGAAGTCAAGTGTGATACTGTTGAAGAGTTCATGAATGTATTAAACTTTGTTCGGGATACTGTTGGTGAAGATGTTCTTTCTTATGCAAGTCCTCTATGAGACCTGAAACAAGACAATCTATGGAAATGTTGTTCCAAGCAAAGTGGAACATTCCAATGGCAGCAAAAAACTGTGGTCTGACTAATAAAGAAATGAAGATCACATTTAACGAATACTGCCGTTTACATCCTCCCACATATGTGGTAGAATGACTTTCTTGCCCGTGTAGCCCAGCGGAAGAGGCAAACGACTTAAAATCGTTCAAGCGACAGTTCGAATCTGTCCACGGGTATGAGGTTTATCCTCTAAATAAACAAAAGTAGGAATTATCCTATGAAGTACCGCATCGATGCCAGATACGTTTGGTACAATGAAGGAACTCAAATTGTTCTAATGTACTTTATAGAAGGCATTCCATTTACTTTTGATGAACTTCCAGATGAATCAATTTTTGACCTGGAACTTATAGAAGTGGCAGACAAAGAAAGACGTTACGAACCAGATGATTTATATAAAACATCATTCTATTTGATTGATGAACAATGTCATCCAATGTTGTTCGAACTTGAACTGGAAAATCCAGAAATGTTACCACAAGATTAATAATGATTGACTTCATTGATAATTTTTTGCCACACATTGAATATGAACATGCCATTAATTATTGTTTAACTGCTCCATATTATTATGGAGAAGTGGATGATAAACTTTCTCCTCGACCAGCAGGAATGACATCTGAAATTGCAAAAGAAAGTCAGATTTTTAAAATTTTTGATACTGAAATTAATAAAAAAGTAAAAGAAGTTAAAGATCTTTCAATATACAGAATGTATGTAAATTGTTTTGCACCAGAAGAAAGAGCCTTCTACCATTCAGATGGAAAAACTGGGATTACATGTTTGTTTTATGTAAATCCAGATTATGATGTAAACGTTGGAGGAGAAACTCAATTTATCGTCGGAAATAATGGAATAAATATTTTACCTATTCCAAATAGGTTAGCATTTTTTGATGCTAACATACTTCATAAAGCAACTTCATTTGTGGATAAACACAGATTTACAATTGCTATTAAATATGCATAATGCCTCTGTAGCTCAGTGGTAGAGCAGCGGTTTTGTAAACCGCTGGTCGCAAGTTCGAATCTTGTCGGGGGCTTGAGTTTCTTAACTCCAATGTCATTAATTTCACAAAAAGACCGCCAAATGGTCATTGAAGCACTAGAGTATTATGTCTATGATATGGAAAAAAATAACTGCAATGAAGCAGCAATTTATTCCTATAATACCCTCCTCAACTGGATTCGATTGGAATATTTCAAACATGAAAATTAATCTTTGGTATTGTAAAGAGATGAAGCAATGGCGTTGGACTTTGACTGATGATGCTCGTCCAATTGTCCGACAAGAAAGTGGGCAACGACCATTTCTTCGTGATGCAATGAATGACGTTGCAAATACTGTAGAATATATGATGGATTGTAAGCAACTTGAATGAAGTCTGATTTTTATATTGATAGAGTGAGTAAAGAAGAAATCAAAGATCTTCTTTACACTTATCATTATCTAAAAGACGAATCAAAAGACTTCAAATCTGGTTTCAATTATGGATTATATCGAAAGTCATTTACAGATATTCTTAGATTGGGGCCCTGTCTTGGTGCTTGCGTCTTTACTGGTTTACCAGTACCTGAAATTGCGGTAGGAGCATTTGGACTCGAAAGAAATGAACAACAAGGAATCTTTGAACTCTCAAGACTTTGCATCGAACCTAACACGCAGTCATGCGAATATAACATCACTTCTTGGTTTGTGTCACGGGCGATTAGACAACTTCGGAAAGATACTGAAGTTAAAGCAATCATTTCTTATGCTGATTCAAATCACCATAC